CGTTAAATTAAAATGTCCCTCTATCAATTCTTTTGATTGATTATTTAAAACATAATACTTGGAAAAATCTTCTAGTCCATCCAAAATTCTTTTTTCTAAACCTTTATGTAGTCGCATATCCATTCCTATTAGTATATTCTTGTACGGGTTGGTGGTCCCGGTGCTTCATCTGGTTCTAGGATAGCCATTACACTTCTGACAATATCTCTCCCTCTGTCGGTCAGGTTGTATTCCAGTCTTCTGACACCTTGTTGAGCCTTTACTAGGCCCCAGGACTTCTCCATCTTCAAGGTGTGCTTGGATACTGATCCCTGACTAATATCCAGCCAGGGCACCAAATCCGTTTGTGTCATGTTCTTGTTGTTATAGAGTACCAACAAGATTTCAAGAAACGTGAACTTGTCAAACTTTACGTCAACCTCTGCTCGAAGGTATCGAAGAGCTTTGTAAAGATTGATAGGGTTGTGTGTAGCCACTGTTTCTCTCCGTTAGTTAGGAGGGAGGATTGCTTTACCTCATCATTAAGGGATAAAGCATCCCCTCTCAGCTCAGATTGAAAATATCTTTCTCCATCTACACTCCATAGTGAATAATAAATCTGACAACTTTTGTCAAATTCGATGATTAAGGTGCTTCCGTCCATCCGATTCAGGGTACACTCAATAGAGTGAAAGTCAGCATCAGTCATTCTTCTCTCTCTCTCTCTCATGCTAAAATGTTTGTGAAAGTATTCTCTATATGCCCCCCCCCCCCTTTAAGTCAAATTGTATGACAATTAGTAATGATGATAGACGTGAACACGGTTATAGGCTACTTGATAACTAAATAAGTCATTTATGAACATGTCACGGGCTACTGCTTCCCAATCTATGTACATTTCCAGGAACTCCGGTATCTGGTAGCACTCCCTGAAAAAATCCTCTGCGTAGTCTTCCTCAGATTCATACTCACCTATATAGCTTTCTTCAATTTCTTCCTTTGTCGGGTCGCCATAACAATTCACTGTATATCCGTTATACACCTCATCGCCTACAGCGTTTCTGACCTCTACCTGTTCAATCAACTCTTGCAGGTCCGGGTTCTCTCCATATACGTCAAGGTTTTCATAGTCGTGTATTGCCCACTCCTCAGCTATATCTCCATACTTCTTAGTTGTAGGAGAGTCTTTTAACATTTCTTCAATCTGTTCTTGAACTTCATCTAGGGTTGCATCATCCAGGTCAATCCAGATACCATGAAGTACGCCATTGTTGTAGTCTGATAGAGAAGCTACATAGATTCTGTGTTCGTTGTCTTCAGCCATTTGTCACTCTCCTTTGTGCGTTGAAGTAAAGTTCACTAGTGAACCTTTAGTCATTGCCCTAATCTTTAGGCTAGTTCTCTGGTTTATTTATAGGCATGATGACGGCGTTTCTTGAATTGTCTTCCGATTGAAGGAAGATTGGTTCCAGTCCATTATCCTTTGTAGAGAAGTGCCAGAACATGGCCTGATCTCCGTTATAGGCATCACGAACCCTTTTCAAGCTTACATAGGTTTCAAAAGGTTCTGTGATCTTTACCACCTGTTCTTTCTTTCCCTCCAAGGTCATTTCGACGATTTCTAAATTTTTGAAGTGTTTGTGATAGATTTTTTCATAGTCTATATTCCATCCTTCAATAAAGTTCCTACACGCAGGGTATTGATAAGGGCACTCTAAAGGATCAAGTGTCTTAGGATCATAGAACCCCTCTGGAAACTGTCTTCCAGCTCTAATCCAATGTAATTGATGCCCATCCATTCCCCAAAGGGTTTCTCCATCTGAATACAGGTAATTTAAGCTGTCTATAGATATGTTTTTCTTTAGTACAGCTACAGCCTTTCCTACCCAATGAGCAGAAGTCTGCTCTTTCTTTAAGGGAGTGCATCGAAAATAAGAGTACAATCTAGCAAGGTCGCCGTCTGCAATGTGGTTCAGTCTGTCCTCTTCCATGTAAAGCATGAATTGTTGAACTATCTCTAAAACCTCTTGTTTTTTAACTTTATGTTCCAGCTTGTGAGCCAGGTTCACGATCCTATTGTAGGTGCTGGGACGCCGTTCTGAGATGGTTGTTACGTTGTTCATTTTGTTCTCCATTGTTGTGATTAGAGTTCACTAGTGAACCTTTCTGCTGGTATAGGTTCAGGTTCAGCCTATTCCATCATGCTTAGAAATGAAGAAAATAGGGCGGTAGGTGTCCTTGTGTTGGATCTCACAAACACTTCTCTCATCCATATAGGATTCTAACCAATCTATCCTGACTCTGCCTTTGCTATATTCTGACAAATACCCTTCATCCCTTAAAACTCTGAGAACTTTCCGAGTAGTTAGTTTTTCCCCTTTTATTTCAATCTGTCCTTCTCTCCATTGATCATTCCAAATCCATCCTCCGAAATCATCTGGCAGTGCTTCAATATGAGTTACATTATATATTGCCATGGTCTGACACCTCCAGGGTTTAAGGTTCACTAGTGGACTTTATTCCCTGCACCTATCCTTTGTGAATAAGTGCAGGGACTAAAAGTTAACTAAAGTAAGTACCTATCTTGTAGGCTTCACCGTCTTCTGATATGTCTATAACAACTCCACTAAAGAAGCTGTCTGCCATGTATCCTGACCAACCACTATCGTGAAACGGATGGTATTTATCAATTCTCATAAAGTCCGTGGTGTGAAACCACATGTCTTTGTAAAGTATCCAACCATCATTGTAACCCATATCATCAACCGCATTTATGGCGTCATCAATATCCTCATCTGGGTCCAGGTCTAGGCGGTCTGCCTGTACATGATAAGGTACTTCATACCAATACTTGAAAGGCTTCCATTTATGGTCTGTTCTGATCTCTGCCATGGTATGACACCTCCAGGTGTTTAAGGTTCACTAGTGAACTTTTTTGAATAATGATCTTTCATAGATTGTCTTTTATTCCAGCAACCTATGAAAGACCATTATAGCATAATCAATTCACTTTGTCAAGTACTAGTGAATATCAAGGTAGCTGATCATTACATATGCAACCTTGATTGCATCTTTTAAGGTAGGTCCAGCGAACGTGTGGCCTTTGTATGAAACTAGGTAAAGTCCCTTTGAGCGTCTTACTCTCATTGTATTGCCTCCATACGTGGTTGAAAGTGAATGCTTCCTTTATTCCCTGCACCTATCCTTTGTGAATAAGTGCAGGTATAAAAGACGCATCTTTACGCAACCTTTCCAGCCTTCATCAGAACCAGCTTGTCAAGACCCAAGACCATGCAGAGGGCGTCAATTCGTCCCTCATTGAAAGCCTTACAATCTTTATCCTCTTTAGGACCTGTGTGGAACTGTTCAAGAGCGTCTTTCAGGTCTTCCAAAATGTCTTGAACGCTTGCATTTATGCTGTACTTTGGAGCGAGTTTTGATGGTTTTGAAGGATCTTTGGCTGGTTCAGGACTTTTGATAGGTTCACTAGCAGGTTCACTAGCAGGTTCACTAGCAGGTTCACTAGCAGGTTCACTAGCAGGTTCACTAGCAGGTTCACTAGTGAACTTTTTAGCTCTTTGGTCCGCTTTGGATTCAAGTAGTTCGGACAATATCACATTTTGTGTTTCATGGTCCTTAAAAGCCTTCACAATGCTGTTCAACTCTTTCAAGGTTATTTGATTGTTTTCAAGCGCGGAGACTACCTCCTTACTTGCCTTGCCAATATTGAATATCTCGAAAACATGTCCCTTCGACTTTCCAAGCTTCTTTTGAATATCAACTTTTTTGAAACCAGCTTTTATCAATCTTTCATAGGCTTGAAACAACTCAATGCTAGTAAGTCTTTTTCCCTCATTAGAGAGAACGGCGCGAACCAGTGCGTCTTTTTCAGATGGTTTAGGCACCACGTTGACTGGTATCTGAAAATCCTTGCCAATTCCCTTTACCTTGTTCTTGATCAATTGCTGAACTGCTTTATAGCGTCTCTCTCCATCAATCAAGATAAGTCCAGGTTCTCCAACCTTTCCGTTGACATACGCTGTAAGCGGTTGAATGATTCCATTGTGCTGAATGGATTCTTCCAGTTCTTTGGACTCGCTAAAATCCACACGAGGATTGAAACCATCTACTATCTTTATATTTTCCAACTTTACCTGGAGAATACCTGTAAATGAAGGCGAACAAACTGCTGTGGTGTTCTTGGCTGTGGTGTTCTTGGCTGTGGTGTTCTTGGCTGTGGTGTTCATGATTTAAACTCCAGTGGTTTGAAGGTGAAGCCTTTATTGGCTTGAACTAAGTATAGGTTTATCAGAAGTGAATAGAGAAGTCAATAAGAATTTTTAAGAATTTGAAAAAAATTAGCCTATCTCACTGAAAGTCACGTTCTACTTGACTTTCAATAGGCTGCATTAAGTCAAGACCAGGTTCACTAGTGTACTTTTCAACAGGTGTCGCGACCGTCGCAGGTCCGCTGGATTGCCAGTCCAGTGGATATATACAATATAAGGGCTGGAAAAGGTCGAAACGTGGTCTTAATAGGAACGATTAGTATTAAGAGTGGAGAAACGAGGCTAGAGGGGGTAAGTTGCCTTTCTCTATATAAGTCATACCATGACATATAATTTCTTAAAAAAACCTCAGCCTATCCTGCACACGTCCTGCACACGTCCTGCACATGTCCTTCCCACGTCCTTCCCACTCCCTTACTAATAAACACCTGGCTTACACGACTAATAAACACCTGGATTACACGACTAATAAACACCTAGCTTACACATCAAAGGAGAAAACTCCCCAACCCTGAGCTGCACAATAGAAGCTCATGTTACTCACCTGTATAGGTGAAGGTTGGGAAGTATTGTCCACCACATCAAATCAATAACGGCGTCTCCTATTCAGCACACTGTTCTTAACTCTATTCAAAGGGTTAGTAACACAATGCTTCAAGAAGACTTTCAACTCCTTATCCATCAAACGATCTCTATGACACTCTTCTGCTCTGTCTCTATCTTGAGCCATAGCGTCAACCCAATAAGCTACAGCCATTGCCAGAGCATCCAGCCTATCGTCGTGCACTAGTGAACCCCGATCCTTGGTGATCCTGGTCATCTGGTAGAACAGGCTGTACTTTAGCTTCCTGTCCTCCTCCAACCTCTCTACTGTAAGATCGTCTTTGATAACCTGCTCACTGACCACCAACCTGTGTGAGTTCATTATGGGTTCCAAGGTATCAATAATTCTCTTCTCCTTCTGGATATGATGCCTTACCTCTTCTAGTACACATGGATGGAACTGCTGCAACACAGGAGAGAATATCTTGGTGAACATCCCATCACCGAAGTTAGACTCTACAACAACTTGGTTGACATCAAAAGCTTGAGCCTTCCTAGCCAGCAGTATCAAATTCTCATCAGTGTAACCACCTTGTAGCCCACCTACATCCATTACATACAGCGTTCCATGAAGCTGATTGACAACAGCATAAGACAACTCATCTTTACCACGACCACTAGGGTCAATAGCCATCATCCTACCACTGTACTCAATCCACTCAGGATCTACGAACAGAGGCTTATACCACCTGTCACCTGTAAAGCCTATGTTAGGAAGCGTCTTAATCTGCTGGTCCACTCCTCCTGCCCACTGTATTAGAGTAGGAGCCTTACGAGGATGAACAGGAAGTACAATCAAGTCTGCCAGCTTGAGCGGATACCTTTCAGCATCACTCAGACTAGTGTTCAACATAAACTGTAGAGCGAACCCGGACTTCCCGTAGCTTGCCTCACGCTCTTGCAGATCCCTGTCAGTAAACCTCTGAGGATCGGTAGAGTGTCCTACAAGTGCCTCGTTATTGGTAACAGCTTCAAGAATACTTGGAGCCAGGGCCTCGCCATACACCTTAGTACGTTCATCCTTGGTAGGGTACCTCCCAGGCCAAATACGGCAAACGTACTCCCGCTGTCTCAATTTTGTGTACACTGTCTCTTCAGTCTGAGGAGTACCCAGGAACTTTACTCTCCCCACTTCAGGAACAATGATAGCCTCAAATTCAGATACAGTCCTTAACAGCTTGTCCCGCATATCCTCGGTCATGGAGTTACTAGGTACCTCCACATCGTCTGCAATAATCTCAGTAGCTCGTCCACCTGTAAGCTGTGACGTGATACCTTTGGAGACTACCGAAGGAGCATGAGCATTCCTGGCTGGTCCTACATCGAACCCATCCTTCCGCTTCCTCCCATCTCCATGTGATCTAAGGTGTTCAAGAAGAGGCATCTCATTGATCAGTCGCTGTGTGAATGTAGAGAAGTCATCAGCTCGTACCTTGGAAGCAGATACCACCATGATCTTTTGTTGAGGATCACAGAACAGTCTCCACACCACATAGGCACTGGTAATCCAGCTCTTCCCTACTCCACGGAACCCTTCAATGATACTCCGCTTAGGGCCATGCTGTAGATACTCAGCTATCTCATACTGTACCGGAGTAGGATCAGGAAGGTGGAGATGCTGCCACACCAAGAAAAGGAACACTCTAAAATCTGTCAAAATTAAGGCCACCAGTGTCTTGACACCTTGTACACTGGTGGCCTGATTGCGGATACGCTGTTGAAGAGGTGTAAGCTTGTTAGGTATTACTTCAATCTCTTCAATATGTGTGTTAATTGTTATTGCCTCCTGTCCTCACTGAGTGGATCAAGCACCTCAATACTTACCTTACCTGTCCGGGTATCTTGGTTCACTAGTGAACTTTCAGCCCCTTGTAGGGACTCGACCAGTGCTTCGAGAGACTGTTTGCCTTCCTTGGCATCCATTACAATCCCATTGTCCCTGAGCATCTTGATAGCGTTTCCAATATCAGTAGGAGCTGCCTCACCTTCTCGAATCTTGGTGATCAAGCTGCTGATAGTCTCCATCCAGAGATCATCAAGCAGGCTCTCCATCTGGTGTGTGTCTATCTTCATTGTCTTTCAAATCCTTTCTTTTATCTTTGAAGTTATGGTACTCAACATACAGCCTCATCAAAAGAAGTACGATAGATCCAAACATTAGAAACGCACTTCCTACTCCTCCCCAGTTGATTGATACAAAGAAGGCAGTGGCACTTGTGAGGTAGGAGCACATGCCTTCAAGCGCATTACGCATCACTCACCTCCAAGGTTGGCCAGGGACAGTCAGGATCATCAGGACCATTCCAAGGGAAGCCGGGTTGATCGGTGATGTCGCGCAGGGCCTGACGGTAGGCTCGCACTGTCTCGGTGTTGTAGGGACTGTCTGGGAGAACCATCCAGTCACAATTATGAAGTAGG